TGGGAACATTTTTTCACGAAAGTCAAGGAAAGTCAGAAGAAGGGCAAAATGATCTGACAATATCGGAGGTTTTATCATGGCATACCAGGGAATTGATTATCTGAGGAGCAAACTGGCCCAGAAGCAGAGCCGGGTGAACCTCCGGTACAACTATTACGAGATGAAGAACTCCGTCCGGGACTTCAATATCGCGATCCCGAAGGAATGGAACTTCCTGAAGGCGGTGCTGGGGTGGTCCGCGAAGGCGGTGGACGCGCTGGCGGACCGGCTTGTGTTCACGGAGTTCGCGAATGATAACTTCGACCTTAACGGCATTTTCGCGATGAACAGCCAGGATGTGTTTATGGACAGCGCGATCATCAGCGCGTGTATCGCGGCGTGCTGCTTCTGCTATATCAGCGCGGATGAGGATGGTTTCCCGCGGCTGCAGGTGATTGATGGCTACGACGCGACCGGGATCATCGATCCGATCACGAACCTGCTGACGGAAGGTTATGCGGTACTGGAACGGGACGAACAGACGAAGAAACCCGTGCTTGAAGCATGGTTTACAGCGGAAGAAACGGTTTTCTTTGATCTTGCCAGTGGAACTGTGAAGCGGATTCAAAACCCGGCGCCTTATCCGCTGCTCGTACCGATCATTTTCCGGCCTGATGCGCGGAGGCCATTCGGACACAGCCGGATCAGCCGTTCGTGCATGGAACTTCAGCAGGCGGCGTTGCGGACGCTGAAGCGGTCAGAGGTGACCGCAGAGTTCTACAGCTTCCCGCAGAAATACGTGACGGGGCTGAGCCCGGACAACGAGATGATGGACAAATGGAAGGCCACCATCAGCAGCATGCTGCAGTTCACGAAGGACGATGACGGAGACCATCCGCTGCTTGGTCAGTTCACGACACAGAGCGTGACGCCGCACATGGACCAACTGCGGATGTACGCAAGTCTGTTCGCCGGCGAGACGGGGCTGACACTGGACGACCTTGGATTTGTCGGCGAGAACCCGAGCAGCGCAGAATCCATCCGGGCGACGCATGAAAACATGCGACTGACGGCGCGGAAGGCGCAGCGGAACTTCGGAACCGGTTTCCTTAATGTCGGATACCTGGCGGCATGTGTGCGGGACAATTTCCCGTACAAACGGAGCGAACTGTACAAGACAAAAGTCCGTTGGGAGCCGGTATTTGAGCCGGACGCCGCGCAGCTGAGCGGAATTGGAGACGCGGCGATCAAGATCCAGCAGAGCTTCCCGGAATACTTCACAGAAGATAAACTGCATGACCTGACTGGCATCTGAGGTGAGATCGCATGAATTATGACGAGATCTTGCGAAAAATCCTCCGGAAATATGCAGTCGCAACGGACCAGATCCGGACCATGCAGGTGATCGAAAGTAAGCTTAAGAAGCGTACGGCCACATATGCGGACGCAAACAAATACGCCCAGGAAATCGGCCGAATCCTGACGGACGTGCTGCGGGAACACCTGCCGGAGGCGCTGACGGACGGAAAACTGTACCGGGCAGCAGCTGAAGTGCTGGTAGCGGGACCGATGAAAACCGCCGGAAAGGATGTCGGAAAGGTTGCCGCGGAGATCCAGAAGCAGCTGAACGAAAACGCAGGAATCGGCCTGAACGCGGTGCATCCGGAGCTGAACCAGGACCAGATTGACGGGATTGTCACCGGGATCTGCAACGCGGAGAGTTTCAGCGGCAGTGAGGAGCTGCTGATGGATCAGGTGGCCGGATTCCTGGAAGGGCATGTGGATGATTTCGTCCATGAAAACGCAGACTTTCAGGACAAGGCCGGGCTGACGGTGCTGGTGCAACGGATCGCGGATGCAAAATGCTGCAATTGGTGCAGCCGCCTGGCCGGGACTTATCCGTATGACGATGTGCGGGACAACGGCAATGATGTGTGGAGAAGGCATAACAACTGCCATTGCCAAGTCCTGTTCGATCCGACCGGCGCAAAACGGAGGCGCGGGAGATAAAACAGAATAAAAGTGCGGGTATCACACACACAGAACATAACGAAAGGAAGTGAAATCTTCCCTCCGGTTCACCGAGCCCGCACTTTTAGTTTGTTCCGTGAGAGGGAGGGCACGGAACCGGAACTACTGGCTAAAAAGTCACGAGGAGGAGGAGCATGGAGGCACGGAAAGGCCGCCAGACTCCTACCACGAGCGTGGTACTGCCGTATGACAGAACGTTAGGGCAGGAAGCAATTGATTTGTACGAAAAAACAGGACGCACCGCGATGGAATGGCAGCGTCTCATGGTCCGCGATATTATGGCGCGGAACGGTGACGACTTGTGGGTTCACAGCAAATTCGGATATGCCGTTCCAAGGCGAAACGGGAAGAACGAGATTGCGGCCATCCTGGAGCTCTGGGGGCTTACGCACGGGGAAAACATACTGCACACAGCCCACAGAACGACAACGAGCCGAAGCGCATGGGAGCGGCTGAAGCAGCTGCTGGATGACGCGGAGATCCCGCATAAGGATTCCGGCGCACTGGGGCAGGAAACGATCCGGTGCAAGGAAACCGGCGGCGTGATCCATTTCCGGACACGCACGAGCAAGGGCGGACTCGGCGAAGGCTTCGACAGGATGATCATCGACGAGGCGCAGGAATACACGGAAGACCAGGAAACAAGCCTGAAATACGTGGTTTCCGCGGCTCCGAACCCGCAGACGCTGTTCTGCGGGACGCCGCCAACAACAGAATCCACGGGCACCGTGTTCATGCACATGCGTGACACGATCCTGACGGATGGGATGGATGACACAGGCTGGGCTGAATGGTCGGTGGACGAAATCCACAAACAGACGGACATTGACGCCTGGTACGAATGCAACCCAAGCCTGGGCACCATCCTGACGGAGCGTGCCGTAAAAGCCGAGGTCGGGCCAAATGAGCTGGATTTCAATATCCAGCGCCTCGGGTACTGGATCCGGTACAACTTAAAAAGCGCGGTCAGCCGCGCGGAATGGGACGAGCTGCAGTGCACGGAACCGCCGGCACTCCGCAGCTCGATTTTTGTCGGCATCAAGTACAGCAAAACAGACACGGTGGCCGTGTCCATCGCCGTACGTGCCGAAGACGGCCGGATCTTTGTCGAGACGATTGACTGCAGACCGTTCCGGGACGGGCCGGACTGGATTCTGAGTTTCCTGAAGGGCATCGAGTACGCGGCGGTTGTCATAGACGGCGCCAGCGGGCAGCACCTGCTGAAAGACGCCATGCGTGACGCAAGGCTGTACCGGGCGACGCTGCCGAAGGTGGTCGAGATCATCAAGGCCAACGCGAGTTTCGAGGAGCGGCTGGCGGCGAAGGAACTGTGCCACATGGGGCAGCCTTCCCTGGCAGACAGCGTCACGAACTGCGAAAAGCGCCAGATCGGCAGCAACGGCGGATTCGGGTACAAATCGATCAATGAGGCGTACGACATCGCGCTGATGGACAGCATGATCCTGGCGCAGTGGATGTGCGGGCAGAAAACCAAATCGACTGTCAAGCGGCAGAAAATCAGCTACTAACGCGAAAAAGCGTCAGTAAATACTTTCCCGATACCACCGGGTTGTAGTGGGAGGAGGATACACATGGCAGAATTCATACCAATCACCCTGAACACGCAGGAGGACGTCGACCACTTCATGGCGGACCGGCTGGCCCGGGCAAGACGGGCCGGAGCGGACGAAAAAGCGAAGGAATTCGCCGGATTTGACGATTTCAAGGCGAAGGCAGAGAAGTACGACGCCGATACGGCAGCCCTGAAGGAGACAATCAGCGGGCTGGAGGGTGAGAAGAACACAAGCGCGGCAAGAATCACAGAGCTGGAAGCAAAGATCCGGGAATACGAGACCGCCTCGGTAAAAACGCGAATTGCCCGGGAAGCAGGACTTCCGGCGGAACTGGCAGACAGACTGAGCGGAGCGGACGAAGCGGCCATGAGAACGGACGCGGAAAGCCTGGCAAAGCTGATCCGGAGCCAGAACGTGGCACCGATGTACAAACCGACCGGCGAGGGAGGAAACGACAGCCGGGACGCCGCGCTGAAAGATCTGCTGAAACAGGTAAGACAGAACTAAGGAGGCAGCGATGGCAAACACCACCACCACGAAGACCGTGGCATGGACCCACGGCGTAAACACCATTTATGCCGGCACGCCTCTGGACACGAACGGCAACCCCGTGATGGACAACACGGCTGTCGGTATCGTGGCGGAGGATTTGCACGCGCCGGACAAAACAGCGACGGTGATCACCGCAGGAGAGTGGGATGAAAGCGTTAACCAGGCGCGTTTCCACATTCCGGATGCGGTAAAACTGGCGCTGACTGATATTACTTTTACACCGCCGCCTGCGGTGCCGCTTTCGGCGTATGTGCTGAAAACGGACCTGGCGACCATGGGGGCCGCAGGCGTTGTGAAACAGGCGGAAGCTGTCGATGACGTGGAGAACGCCCCGGCAGCAGCTGATTTCAACGGCCTGCTGGATGCCTTGCGGGACGCCGGCATCATCAATGTTCCGGAACCTGAACCGGATCCGGAAGAAACTACAGAATCTTAATAAACAGGAGGAAAAAACAATATGTCACTTCCGAATACTGCAAACGCGATTGCTCGCGGATCCCTTTTCCCTGCTGAACTGGTACCCGGTTTCCTGAACCAGGTCAAAGGCAGGAGCTCCATCGCCGCCCTGTGCGGATCTGACCCGATCCCTTTCAACGGCAAAGAGTATTTCACCTTCAACATGGACAACGACGTGGACATCGTCGCTGAAGCTGGCGCCAAGAGCGCGGGCGGCGGCCAGGTCGGCAGCGTGACCATCGTGCCCGTCAAGATCGAGTACGGCATGCGCGTGTCCGATGAATTCATCTACGGCAGCGAAGAAGTCGCCCTGAACATCATGCGCGCCTTCTCTGAAGGCTGGAGCAAGAAGGTTGCCCGCGGCATCGACATCATGGCGATGCACGGCGTGAACCCGCGGACCGGCCTGGCTGCCAGCGGTACAATCGGCAACAACCACCTGGACTATGCGGCCGGCACCAAGATCACCTATCTGGGAAGCAGCTCCACCGCGTACCAGAATGTTGACGCTGCGATCGCCGGCATCAACGCGTATGATCATGAAGCGACCGGTGCGATCATGGGCAGCACCATCCGCGCGGCTCTGGCTGCCATGGTGGACAGCGACAACCGGCCCGTGTTCCCGGAACTGGCCTGGGGCGGACGTCCCGGCAGCCTGAACGGCCTGAAGACCGACTTCAACGGCCCGACCGTGGAATTCAACAGCGCGAAGACCCGTGCCATCATCGGCGACTTCGCGAACTTCTTCAAGTGGGGCATTGCCAAGGAACTGCCGATCCAGGTGATCCAGTACGGCAACCCGGACAACGACGCCACCGCCGGCGACCTCGCCGGGCACAACCAGGTCTATCTCCGCGGCGAAGCCTACGTGGGCTGGGGCATCCTGGATGCCACCGCCTTCGCGACGATCGCGACGACCTGATGAAATACCTGAACAAGCGGACAGGGAACGTGATTATCGTTCCCTGCCGCCTGAAAGGGCCTGACTGGGAAGAGATTACGGAAGCGAAAAAGAGCGAGCCGAAAGAGGAGGCACCCGCGAAGGCGGCGCCCAAGAAGAGAACCGCAAAAAAGGGGTGACCTGAATGGCAAACTACGCAACCGTGCAGGATGTGCAGACGCTGTGGCGGACACTGACAGTCGCGGAGCAGACCCGCGCGGCAGCACTGATTCCTGTTGTCTGTTCCAGTCTGCGGGAAGAAGCCCGCAAGGTTCACAAGGACCTGGATTTGCTTGTCATGGAAGACCCGGATCTCGCATCCGTGGCAAAAAGCGTGACGGTTGATGTTGTCGCCCGCACACTGATGACAAGCACAAACCAGGAACCAATGATGCAAATGTCTCAGGCGGCGCTCGGCTACTCCGTATCCGGATCATACCTCGTGCCTGGCGGCGGACTTTTCATCAAGAAAAGCGAGCTTGCAAGGCTTGGACTTCGGCGCCAGCAGATAGGGGTGATCGACTTTTATGGCGAGCCTGCTGAAAGGGATATCTGTTGATCTGTACACGAAATCCACGACGGGACGGGACGCATTCAACCGGCCTGTGGAGGTTGAAACCAGGACGACGGTGGAGAACGTGCTTGTCGCGCCGCTGAGCCAGACCGGAGACGAAATCATCAACGAGCTGAGCCTGAACGGGAAGAAAGTGAAATACCAGCTGGCAATCCCGAAAGGGGACACAAACACCTGGGAGGATGCGGACGTTGAGTTTTTCGGCGTCAGATGGCATACGATCGGTTTCAGCACGATCGGGATTGAGGATATGATCCCGCTGGACTGGAACAGGAAGGTGCTGGTGGAACGTGTCGGCTAAGTTTCGGATTGAGCTGAACGAGGAAGGCGTACGCGAACTGCTTAAAAGCCCGGGAATCGAGGCTGTTTGCCGGGAACAGGCGCAGGCGATCGCGAATCGCGCAGGCAGCGGGTATATGGTTACGACGCACACGGGCAGAACCCGTGTCAATGCGTCCGTTATAACCGCAACAAGCTCCGCTGCAAGGGACAATATGAAAAACAACACTCTTCTGAAGGCGGTGAAATGATGATAACGCTGATCGAGGCGACGGTAATCAGTTACCTGGCCGAAGCGCTGGACAGCACGGACGTGTACGCGGAACGGCCGAAAAACGTACCGTCAAGATATTACGTTGTCGAAAAGACATCCGCCGGAGAAGAAAACCACATCAGCAGCGCAACTGTTGCGGTGCAGAGCGTTTCCGGGAATTCCATGCTGGAAGCCGCGGAAATGAGCAAAGAAGTGGAAACGGCCATGAAGGGGATTGTAAGCGTTGAGAATGTCAGCAAATGCAGGTTGAACAGCGCTTACAATTTCACGGATCCGGATACACGTGAATACCGCTATCAGGCGGTGTTCGATCTTTATTACATGGAAGGAGACTAACAAATATGCCTAACACTGCTACAAATGTTTCCACCGGGAAACCCGGGGTAAGCGGCGCGATTTACCGTGCGCTGCGTACGCAGAGCCTGACGGTTCCGACAACGGCCAGCGCTGTGCTGGACTCCGCTTACAAGTGCCTGGGCTATGCCAGCGATGACGGCGTGGCGCACAATATCAGCATTGACAGCGACAAGGTCAAGGCCTGGGGCGGAGATACCGTGCTGGCTTTCCAGACCGACAAGGAAGACACTTTCAAGTTCACGCTGCTGGAGACGCTGAACGAAGATGTGCTGAAAGCCGTATTCGGCGACAGCAACGTGACGGTCACGGCCGCGAGCAGCTCCGCCCCTAAGTCCATCGCGATCAACTGCGACAGCGACGAACAGGTGGAGGCCGTCTGGGTGATTGATATGATCATGCGCGGGAACAACCCGAAGCGGATCGTCATCCCCTACGGCAAGATCACGGATATCGGAGAGATCACCTACAAGGATGATGAGGCTGTCGGATACGAAGTGACCATCACCGGTGTTGCGGACGAAAGCGGAAACACCCACTATGAGTACATGAACATCGGAAGCGCCACCGGCACCTGATCCGGGCAACCAAAGGAGGAGGACACATGAAGAAAATCACACTGGAATCTGGCCTGACTCTGAACGTTGAAGATAACGTATTGAACAATATGGAGCTGCTGGACACCCTCGTCGACATGGACGGGGGTGACTGGCGCGCCATGAGCCAGGCTTTCCGGATGATTCTCCCACCGGAAGAAAAGAAAAAACTGTGGGACAAACTCCGGAACGATCAGGGCGTAGTCCAGATCGACAAGGCCGCGGAAGCCTTCAATGAAATTCTGAGGATCCTGGGAGACCAGGGAAAAAACTGATTATCCTTGCCGGCATGGTTCGCACGGATGAAACCGCGCTGATCTGCGACATGGCGGAAACTTACGGAATCATGGACTGGAGGGCGCTGCCGCTGAAAACTGCGGCAGCGCTTGCTTCAGGTTTACGGGAAGATTCCAGGATCAAAATGAAGATCAGCGGCATGCCGGCGGACAGGATTACATTGCTGCTTGCCGCCGCGGTGGACCGGCTGACATGGCTGGCATGGGCGAAGACAAAAGACGGAGAAAAAGGCAGGAACCGTCCTGAAAGCATTCTCGCAAAACTGTTGAACACCGGGAAGGAACAGGAAAGAGACTACACAGTATTCAGGACGCCGGAAGAATTTGAGGAAGCCAGGCGGAAACTACTGGGGGGAGAATAAATGGCAACCGAACTCGCAAAGGCGTATGTGCAGATTATACCGTCTGCGCAGGGGATCCAGGGGTCGATCAGCAGCCTGATGAACGGAGAAGCGACCAGCGCCGGGGAATCATCCGGGAAAAACTTCGCGTCAACGTTTGGCGGTTTTGCAAAAAAGGCGCTTGTCGGGCTTGGGATCGGAAAGATTGTGTCGGATGCCGTCACGAATACCAGCGAATTTGAAGCAGGCATGGCAAAAGTCAGCACGCTGTTCACCGGGACCGGAGAAGAATTCCAGCAGCTGACGGATGATATCCTCGGGCTTTCGAGCGCATACGGGATCAGCACACATGAACTTACAGAGGCTGCGTATTCCGCGGAATCCGCTGGCGTCGCGCAGGAAGATCTGCTGTATATGCTGGAACATTCCGCGGAACTGGCGCAGGCAGGTTTTACAGACCTTGATACGGCGCTTTCCGCAACCGCAAAGACGATGAACGCATACGGCGACGCAGCCGGCAGCGTGGAAGACGTACAGCGGGTGCTGATGCAGACACAGAATCTCGGTATAACTACTGTCGGAGAACTCGGTTCCAGCCTGGCAAACGTCACACCGACCGCCGCGGCAATGGGCGTAGGGTTCGAGCAGATAGGCGCCGCAATGGCACAGCTGACGGCGAGCGGCGTTCAGACAGCGCAGGCGACCACGCAGCTGCGGAGCGCCATGACAGAACTCGGAAAGAGCGGGACGAAGGCAGACAAGGCTTTCCGGAAAGCGTCAAAAGGCACGAAATACGCTGGGATGAGCTTCCAGGAAGCGATGGCTGCCGGCGCGAACCTTGGCGACGTATTCGGCATGATGCAGGCGTACGCGGACAAATCCGGCGTGAGCATGGTAGACCTGTGGGGCAGTGTGGAGGCCGGCAACGCAGCCATGCTGATCGCCTCAGATGTCGACAAATTCAACAGCAACCTGGAGCAGATGGCAACGGACGCGGATGTTGTCGGCGAGGCTTACGGGAAAATGGCAAACACCTTCGGGCATGACATGAACCGCCTGAAGGAAAGCGCAAAAAACTTTATGACCGCGCTGTTCACCGGCGGAGACATCAGCAGCAGTTTTGACAGCATGCTCAGCAGCCTCGGAGATGTTGGGAAAAAACTGATCGGATGGATCACAAAGGGACTGAAGGGGCTTGGGAAAAACCTTCCGAAACTGATGTCGAGCCTGTTGGACTTCGGGGAGGCTCTGCTGAGCGCACTCGGAGAGGTTAACTGGATTGAACTTGGGACGACAATCATTACCGGGTTGATTGACGCACTCGGAACTCTTGGGGAGCGTGTGATCGGTCTGTTCTCTGATGCCGTGTCATCCATTGCGGACGGGGATGTTGATTTCGCTTCTATAGGTACGGCAATCTGGGACGGGATTACTTCCATTCTTTCAACCGGCGGGGAATGGCTGAAAACGCTGTTTGACGCCGGGAAAACAGCGGTTGAAGGCATCAACTTCGGAGAGATCGGCACAAAGATCAAAGAAGCTGTTGAAGGAATCCTTGGATCTGCCGGAGACTTCCTTTCGATCATTTTTGAGAGCGGAGAGCAAGCCGTAGAATCTGCGGCGGAACAGGAATGGCCGAGCGTTGGCGATGTGATCAAGACGGCCGTGAATTTGGCACTGAACGAGGGAAAATTCCTGAGCGCCGTATTCGAGGCTGGTGCCGAACTCGTAAAAGCAATCAACTGGAAAGAGGTCGGCACGCACGTCGAGGATCTGATCGTTGCGGGCCTTGACGGTGCAGCAACGCTCGTTTCCACTATCGGCAATGCAGCAGACGAACTTCTTACAAGTGTAAAGTGGGGCGAAATCGGCACAGCGGCAGGAGAACTTTTGGTCGCTGGCATAGATGGCGCCGCAAAGATTGTTGACGCAATATCTACTGCCGCAAGCGACTTGGTTACAGGCGTCAAATGGGAGGAACTTGGCCAGGCTTCCGGTGAACTGATCTCCGCGGGCCTGAGCGGCGCGGCGGACTTCCTGAAAGCAGGATTTTCAGGCGCTGTAGACTTCCTGAACGGTGTCAATTGGGGAGAGGTTGGAAATAACGTTATCGGTGGGCTGAGCTCAGCGATCGAAGGGGCCGGAGGATTCCTCGGCGGCCTGCTGGGCGGAGCAGGGAACATCCTCGGCAGCGCGGGCGAGTTCGGCGGAAAAGCCATTAACAGCCTGAGTGACCTCCTGTTCGGAGGAAATGATCCGGTGGAAGCCGCAAAAATGCTTGAACAGGCCATGTCTTCAATGGAAAGCGCTCTGGAAGAGGGAAAAAAGAACATTGAGACTGCCGCAAAAAATGTTGGTGCGTGCATCCGGCAGTCCATCGAGGGCGAACTTACGACGGCCCAGATGAACGCGATCGGATCCACACTGATCAGCGACATTGATGCTGGCGTGACAATAACGGAAGGTGACCTGGACAGCCACATGGAAACTGTTGGCTCGACTATCGCGAAAACATTCGGCGCCGCGGGGGACTGGAGCTCTGTCGGTTCCGGGATTGTGACCGGCATCATCAGCGGTGTCAAGAGCTCCGCGATCATGCTTGTTTTTACAATGGCTGCTATTGCAGCGCAGGCGGTTAAAGCCGCGAAGACCGCACTCGGGATTGGTTCACCGTCGAAAGTGATGCGGGACCAGATCGGCAAATGGATTCCTGAAGGCATTGCCGTTGGTATCGACAAAAACAGTGATGTTGTATCGGAAAGCATGAACGACCTTGCGAACGATATGTCATCCGGGACGATGGCCGGCGCACTGTCACGGCAGGGCAGGCGGATCGGGTCTTCCGGCGTGGCTTCCTGGACGGGCGGGCAGGCAGAGGACGCCGGCAGCGTTGTTTCCGCGCTTGAAGAAGCATTGAACAGGGTGAACATATACCTCGGCGCGGAGAAGGTCGGGAACATGACAACGCGCTGGGTAGACCGGAATATCAAGGCCGACGACACGGCCGTGCTGAGAGGAATGGGGGCATAACATGAACGAGTGGATCAGTTTTCGGGGAGTGCGGTCCGATTCAATCAGCCACGTGCGCGTTGCTGAGATGCCGGTTGCTTCCAGAGGCGCGATGCGTTTCACGCAGTACAGCGTGAAGGGCCGTGACGGTACGCTTCAGGTCAATGAAGGGTACGAGCCTTACGATGTCAAGTGCAAGCTGATCCTCTACCAGTGCACTGCCGTTGAAAAATACAACATCAACCTGTGGGCCAGTGGGAGCGGGCGGCTGATTGCGAGCGATGACCCGTCAAGGGCGTGGATCGCGACGGTGAACGAAGCGGTCACCTGGAAACGCTACAAGACAGGCAATAAGTATAACGACGTTGCGGAAATTACATGGACCTGCCAACCGATCATGCGCGAAGCTGTGGAAAGTGAGGAAACATTCACGGCAAGCGGAGCAATCGCAAATATTGGAACGGTTGACAGCTATCCGATGATCACTGTGCACGGGTCCGGGGACTGTGTTTTCAGCGTTGCGGGCCAGGAAATCATCCTGACAGATGTCGATGCCGGCACACCTGTGTATATCGACTGCGAAAACGGATATGTATACACCGAAAACGGGGCCGCGGAAATGACAGGGGAATTTCCTGTTCTCGGAATGGGGGAGAACGCAGTCATTCTTACAAGCGGTGTGACACGGATTGACATCAAGCCAAGATGGGGGTGGCTGTGATGGGTGTATACGTCTACGCGCCGGACGCTGAAAACTATTCAACGACCGGCCTGATCGGTGATATTCAGCCGGTGGAATGCGTTTTTGAAGAACAGAAAAACGGGCTGTCCAAACTGACAATGAAGCTGATGTACGACGACATCGGCAAATGGAGGAGGGTCCGCAACGGATGCAGGATAAAGTGCCTGGTTCCTTCCCGTGTCCCTCCGGTTGTGGAGAACGGCGCGTTCGCAAGCAGTGTGCGCACCTACACCATCGGAGATGTGACCCGGGCTTTTCTGTATTTCCGGGATGGATCTGTTTATGAGGAGATTCCGGTCCGGCGTACGGAAGAAGAGCTGCGCTTCTACAAGATCGGAGAAGAGACAACGGTCGGGGACAGCAGGATGATCCCTGTTTTCGCAAAACTGCCGTCAGGAAACAACTTTGTTAACTGCTCCGGATACATGAAACTCAGTGAACTGGAATACGAAGGGACAGAGGTGATCCCGGCAGCGCTGAACGGCCTGGAATCGCTGGAGACGCCCGCACGACTGTCCTGGCAGCTGTTCACCGTTACGGGCATCCAGGAGACGCTGGAATCCGTGACCGTAAACTGCGAGCATGTTTTTTACGGGCTGGTGGCAAACTTCACAAGCTGGGAGCCGGACGCTGAAACAAATTATACGGGTGCTCAAGCGTGCGCAGGCGTGATGAGCCATCTGTATTCCGCGGACGGGTGCTTCACCGTGCGGAGCAACGGAGCGTCCTCCGTGCCCGGCAGCAGGATCGATGTCGCGAGAAAAAACGCCGTTGAAGCATTCCTGGATCCTCAAGGCGGAATCTGCGCGCTGTATGACATGAACATCCTCCGCAACAATTTCGACCTGTACCTGATGGACAACGTTGGCACGGATCGCGGATTTGTTGTTGAATACGGGAAAAACATGCTCGGCGTGCAGCGGGATGAAAGCATACAGAACGTCGTGACAAGGGTGTTTCCGTTCGGGCACACATCTGACGGCAACCTGGTATGGCTGACCACGGCTCCGATCTATGAAGACAGTCAGTATATTGACGACTACGCCGCGCCAATATGCGAATTGTTCGACACAGGGCTGAAGATCGGCGAGAACGGCGTGACGGAGGCAAACATCCAGACAAAACTCCGGGAAGAAGCGCAGAAACGCTTCACCGTTGACAAGGCGGACCTTCCTGAAGTTTCGATGACGATCAGCTTTATTTCCATCGGAGACACGGAAGAATACAGACAGTATCGCGGCCTGGACAAGGTTTATCTGCATGACATCATCAGCATAAAGGACGATGTCAGGGATTACCGGTATTCCGCGCAGGTGATCGGGATCCAGTACAACGTCCTGACGGACATGCTTGAAAGTGTGACCATCGGCACGATCGCGAACTGGAACGGCAAGCGGAAGATCGCCAGGTGGCAGGTGCCGGAAATCAGCGGGGAAAACATCCGGCTGAAATCACTTCTCGCGGGCGCATTCGGAGATGGATCCATCACCGCGGAAGCAATCCAGAACGGAGCGATCTCAACCGTCCACCTTGCGTCCGCCACGATTGACGACCTGACAACGGACGCACTTAATGCGGCATACGCCAACATCCATGAGCTGATTGCCGGGCGGATCAGGGCACAGGACATTGAAGCCGACGCGATTCAGGCACAGCACATCGGAGCGGGAGTAATTGAAGCCGGGCATATCAGCGCTGAAGCTGTTACTTCCGAAAAGATCCACGCCAACGCAATCACATCCGAAAAGATTGACGCCGGCGCCATTACAACCGCAGCATTGGCGGCGCAGTCCGTCACGGCTGACAAGATTGCGGCCGGAGCCATTACATCCGACAAGATTTATGCAGGGTCGATCACATCGGACAAGATTTCTACAAACGACCTGGCGGCAATACAGGCAACTCTCCAGATTGCCACTATTGCAAACGCGCAGATCGCGAGCGCGGATATCAGCTTCGCAAACGTTAAAGACCTGAACGCACAGTCCGCTTTCTTTGGGCAGGCGGTCATTCAGGAAGGTATTGCGAATAAGCTGTTTATTCCGCGGCTTTCTGTTGTTTACGCGCAGATCGTGTCGGCGACAATCGGCGACCTTGTTATTCAGGCGACAGACGACAATTTTTATAAGCTGGACGTTGATCAGGAAGGGAATGTCACCGCAACGCTTGTTACTCCTACTGCGGAAGAAATTGAACAGGGGCACACGGCGGACGGCAGGACAATCTATCTCGGAACGGATATTGTCGCTGAAGACCTGAACACAACGAACATTTATGCCAGCCACGCGCTGATGGACGATATCACGGCAAACATCATCAACGTTGACAAACTGTTTGCCAGAGAGGCGACGATTGCCCAGATCAACGCCATGGATCTGATGAGCAATACATATATCCGCAGCGTTGTCGGCGATTGGACGGGCGAATCCACAATTACACAGACGGTCAACAGCATCAGCAGCAAGATCGGCGACCTCGGATACGGCACGAACTACATGCAGCCGGACGAGCCGGATCATGACCACCTGAATGCCGGAGACACATGGATCCAAACCATGTCAAACGGTTCATGGGCGGAAGTCTACAACGACCAGACCAATTATCCGACCTGGCAGTCGATTTATGACAATGTCAGCACCTGGCAGGTTCTCGGAAGCATTCCGAAAATGTACGTGTGGGATGGTCAGCACTTCCAGCTCCTGTATGATGCCATGATGCCGACAACGGTCGAGACGGAGATCCTGCAGCTGCAGAATGAAGTCCTTTTAAGGGCGACAAAGGCGGAAGTAAACGACCTTGAGAGTCAGGTCGCCGTGTTTGACGCACGGTTAACTGTGCAGGCTGAAGAAATTGAGGCGGCGGTAAGCGCTGTCAACGCAAAGGCCAGCAGTTATATGACACTCGCAGATCCCAGAACGCAGTACGCAATCACGATCGGAGATATCTGGGTGAAGCATGATCCGTTCTTCCAGTCATGGCAAACCGTTTATGATCACTATATGACGTGGCAGGATTTGCTGGACGCACACGATTCATGGGCAGAAGGTCTTGGCGACACGACTTATGTCTGGGACGGTTCCTCATGGGTTATTACCTCTGACAGAGCAACGGAGATCCAGAGCAGGACGCTGATTGAAGAAAACAGTAAGAGCATTACATTGCTTGCTGAAGCTGATGCGAGATTCCATGGCGGGCTTGTGTCTCTTGAAGCGAAAGTACAGATTACCGCTGACAGAATAACGCAGGAAGTCGAACGTGCTACATCTGCGGAAAGTGACAGAATCCAAAAGACCAGCCAGTACCAGACAGCGGACGATATTGTTTCGGAAGCCGTCTCTCAAGCCAATACGACCGCAAACGAAACATATATAGCGAAAACATCCGCCTATCAGTCTGCGGAAGCGATCAAGAATGAAGCTGTCAGGGTCGCCGGGAATAATGCAAGTGCTACATTTATCGCAAAGAAACAGGGGTATTCGTCCGTTGACGATATTATAACACAAGCGGAATCGCTTGCTGAAGATGCGGCCACGACAGCGAAGAACGCAAGCATCGCAAAGACTTCCACTTACCAGACCGCAGAAGCGATTGTAAATACCGCTGTAGCGCAGGCGAGGACAAACGCAAACAATTCATACATAAAGAAAACCTCTTCCTATCAAACAGCCGATGCAATTGTTTCGGCTGCAGAGGAATATGTGGATGGCGAGCTGACAAACTACAGCACGTTTACACAGACCTCTGACATGATTGAAACATATGTGACCAATAACGCTTATACAATCAGAAGCGGGGTTGCGATCAACGCTAACGGCATTGTTATCAGCGGCGGCAAGTATATCCAGATCAAGAGCGGCTCCAGCTTCACTGTTCAAAGCGGAAACTTCTCAATTAACACTTCTGGCAATGTGTCCATGACGGGATCTATTACCGCGACGGACGGAAGCATTGCCGGGTGGACAATATCATCTACAACACTGAAGGGCAACAAGGTTGGACTTGCAAAAACCTCAAGCGACACCGCAACCGCGATCTGGGCGGGGAACAGCTCCGCGTCATCGGCCCCGTTCAGAGTAACACAGGCCGGCAAGCTGTATGCTTCCGGGGCGGTCATTTCCGGGGACAGCACGTTCTCCGGCACAATGAGCGCGGACTGTATCACAAGCGGAACAATGAGCGCGAACAGGATCAGCGGCGGCACGCTCTCACTTGGCGGGAGCGGGAACGCGAACGGTGTTCTGCAGATCAAGAACGCAAGCGGAACCGTGATAGGCAAGTGGGATAAGGACGGGATAACGGCAACCGGCGGAACATTCTCCGGGACGATTACAGGCTCAACAATCACCGGCGGATCGCTGGATATCGGAAGTGGGAATTTCACAGTTGACTCAAGCGGCAATGTTGTGCTGAAGAGCCTGCAGGTCGCAACGGAAACCGGGCAGATAACAACCGTTAACCTGTCAAGCAATACGACGGCCTACCCGATGTGGAAGCTATGGTACGAAACGATCAAGGCAAGCTCAATCACAACGGAGAGCGGATATTGTAAAAGCTTCACGCTATCAAATGGTACCACCGTAAATTTTAATAATGCCGCTTCAGTTACCGTTGACGGATCGTGGAGCGGCAATACGTTCACCGCAAGGGCAACGAATGGAGCATATATACAGACGGAGCTTTCAATAGGAAATGGAAGTCCGGGCGGGACAGCTACACCGCTTGCGATGACATTTGACAGCAGTCACGTTGGGCGTGGAAACGTAAGTGCAAGGGATTCCACCGGTCACGGAACGGCGTATCCGATTACGTTCAGCGTTGATGCTTCAGGCGTATTCAGCGATGGAATGACTTATGCCAACAGCCTGTACAGGGATTGGGGTTCCGGCAGGCAACTCGGCTACATGGATCACGGAACGTTTGAACCTGTTGGGTCATCCAGCACGCACTGGTATTCAAAATAAAGGAGGATTTTGAATGAAAACTACACACAGGAAAGCGGTAGAAGCGTATCTCACTTTGGTCAAATTGTCAGATGTTCGCCGGGCACCGGCAACACAGATCAAGCTGTTCAAGTTGAAGAAACTGCTACAGCCGTCATTTGAATTCACAGGGGAAGAAGAAAAGAAGTTAATCGAGGAACTTGGCGGCGTTGCGGACGATCTTGGGAAGGTTACCTTCCAGAAGACGGAAGACCTTGTGCAATACAACAGGGAACGGGTAAAACTGCTGGATCTTGAATGTGAGGTTGATCTTGAGAAAAAGATGACCGTTCACAGCGAGGAACTGAAAGAGATCAGCCTTGCAGAGATGGAAGCACTTGAAACCTTTATCGACTTTGTTTGAGGGGAGAGGAAACAATGGCAACAACAAAAACAATCCAGCCGACCGGGACAACGATTACGATGCCAGAAATGACCGACAGACCTGACGCTTCTGTTTTTTCGACAGACATCAGCAGAATTACGGATGCCGTTAACGCAATTAGTTCCGGCAAGACGGAAACGATCATCTTGACTTCAAGCGATACGGCGTGGAGTCAGGTATGGGAGAAGATCAATACGCTGTCGGTCGGAAGCACGGCTACGATTTACAGCCCTTCGACTCAATCCGGAATCCTGACGAAAAATGTCAGGAACAATTCGCTGTTCGGCTTAATATCAAGAGGATCGAGTACACGGTTTTATCTGCTGTATGCTCATTCTACCGCAAATAACTTTTTCGGCATCGGCACGCTTGATGCAAGCAGTTCTGAAGCAACCGGCTATTCAGAGAGGGATATTACTGGCAGGCTTTCAGAAATTCCCGTTTATAAGAAGTTTACAATCACAAACGGGGCATCTGTTACGATTGATAATTCGTCCAATATTGAAATCGACCTGATGGGCGGCACGAACGGCCGCTGTGGCATGATGCAGGTCAGCACTTCCGCAGTAGGAACTGTTTTCCACAATCAGGTCGGAGCATCCAGCGTTTCCATCACAAAGGCGACGAATAAGATCACGTTTGCCGTTGATGGGACAACTTACGCATGGTGTACGATTTATCAGGGAGATATAACGCTTGATACGTGACGGAGGGTTTTCATGCTGTTTGTAATTGCGGTTTTCATTGGTGCAATTGCCGGTGCGTTGGTTACGGCAGTATGGTTTCTTGACCATCCTCACAAAGAAAAGAAACGGAGATGGTGGGAATGAACAGCGCAGCACAAGTGGACCGGATGGTCGAACAATGGAAACAGAACGGACGGAGCAAGGAAGAAATTATCGTCCAGACCGCGGAGGCAGAGCTTGGCTGGCCTTACGTCTGGGGAGCGGTTGGAGCACAATGCACACCGGAAAAACGGAAATATTACGCGGGGAGAAAAAACTGCCCGCCGGCGGAGGCAAAGCTGATCATAAGCCGGTGCCAGGCGCTGAACGGAAGCGGGAAGAGCTGCAGCGGATGCCCGTACTACCCGAACAACGAACGGGTACTGATTGACGATTGCCAGGGATGGATCAAACAGTTATGCAGCCGGGTCGGAATCAACCTGAGCGGAGGAGGATGCTCCTCCATGTGGAAGAACAGCGCGAACTGGGAAAGCAGCGGAACGATTGACACGCTGCCGGAGCAGCTGTGCTGCGTATTCTGGCAGAACAAAAAGGACCCGAGCGTGATGGAACACATCGGGTTCTACATCGGTAACGGATGGATGATCGACTGCAGCGGAAACGTCAAAAAGGGGAAGCTGTCAAAATACTGCACACACTGGGCGATTCCGAATGGCCTGGGGAAATACACGCCGATGCCGGCGCCGAGCAAGCCAACGCTGCGGCGTGGAGCTTCAGGGCAGTATGTGACACTGCTGCAGACGAAACTGATCCAGATGGACTATGATCTGGGCAGCTACGGAGCGGATGGAAAGTACGGTGCGAAGACGGAAGCGGCTGTGAAGGATTTCCAGCGCAACAACGGATTAAATCCGGACGGAATCACAGGACCGCTGACATGGGCGGCGCTGGAAGACGGGAAGGAAATCTTTTACACGGTCACGGTCCGCCACATCAGCAAGACTGTAGCAGATGAAATCGTGAAAAAGTTTGGCGGCGTGATGACCGCGGAGGAGGGGTGACAGATGGAAGCACTCACACTTGTCCAGATCCGCGACTTCGTGATCGTGCTGCTGGCAATCCTGGCGTTCATCGTCCTGATCGGGAACGTGGTCAAGACCATCAGGGAATGGACGAAACCAGGGCAGACTGTCGCACAATGGAGATCAGATATGGACGAGAGCGTAAAGGACAATTCCGAACGGATCAAAAAGGTCGAGGACGGGAACAAGATCATCATGAAGGCGCTGATGGCCATCATGAACCATGAAATCAACGGAAACAGCGTTGACAAGCTCCAGAAGAGCCTGCAAGAGCTGAATGATTACCTGATCGACAATATTTAAATGAAAGAGGTGGGTCCAATGAGATCCGTCAGCGTACGGCTGGACGACCTGAGAACAATGATTCTCAACCTTGGTTTCGTGGGGGAAAACGAACACACAAGGGTGCTGATTGACTGCAAAAAGATGTATGATCAGTATCCGAACGCGAGTGCGGCTCTGACCGTGCAGCCTCCGGATGGCGAGGCGTATCCCGCAGTAATCGAGCGGGATGGCGACCTGGTGATCTGGGACATTGTGGACAGCTACCTGACTGCGGAGGGCGGCGGGGAGTTCCAGCTTTCCTTCACAGTGAACGAGATCGTTGCCAAGACCTATATCGGCCGGTTCCTGGTGTGCCGCAGCATCGTTCCGACAGGTGATATTCCTGATCCGCTGGATGATTTCCTGACGCGGGCCGGTGAGGCGCTGACGGCGATCCCGCAGACGATCCAGGACACGTTTGGCGAGATCAGCGCGGAGGCGGAGACGCTGCCGGCCGGATCCAGCGCGACGGCGGAGTTTGACAGCCAGACCATGAAGCTGTCCTTCGGGATCCCGGCGGGCGAGAAGGGCGACACCGGCGAGCGGGGCCCTCAGGGCGAGACAGGACCCCAGGGCGAAACCGGTCCGGCGGGTGCCGACGGAGCTCCGGGCCAGAATGGTGCCCCGGGCGCTGACGGATTCTCTCCCAGGGCGACCGTCAGCAAGAGCGGCAACGTGACCACGCTGACGGTGACCGACGCTGCCGGCACGACTTCCGCGCAGATCCTGGACGGCGAAGGCACCGACATCATCGACGATACAGCCGGCGAGGGAGACACCGATAAGGTCTGGTCGGCGGATAAAATCGCGGAGGAACTTAGCCGTCAAAATGGAGCAATTGACGGGAACACCGATGCCATTTCCGACCTGCAAAAAAACAAAGCACCGATCATCCTCGACACGGCATCCGGTGCGATTGCGAGTTTCCCGGACGGGGCTGACGGTCTGCCGTTGGAGCATCTGATTGTTGGTATTGAACCTGTTCAGAGCGGTAGTGGTGACCCGTCACCGGAGAATGTCAGACCCATCAGCGGATGGACGGGGTGCAACGTTACAAGAACTGGGAAGAATTTATTTAAGACCACAGCACAATCAACTACGATTGGTGGGGTAACATATACGGTAAATTCTGATGGTACTGTAACGGTTAATGGTTCATATTCATTTCAAACAAGCCTTAACCTTGGTGAAATATATCTTGATCCGGGTAGTTACAGAGTGCGTTGTTGTCCACCGGGTGGTTCTACGACAACTTATAGAGCATACGTTTCAACAGGGAACAACGATCTTGGTACGACAGGCGTTTCGGTTACTGTGGCAACAAAAACACGAATCACAATCCAAATCGTAGTCAATGCAAACACCCAGATGGACAATGTCATATTCATTCCTACTGTGTGCTATGAAATAGGCGATACAAGTAGAGAAGCTTATCGTGGCACCACCTACCCCATCAGCTGGCAAACCGAAGCCGGAACCGTCTACGGTGGCACGTTGGATGTGACTACGGGCGTGCTGACGGTGGATAGGGCATATGTTCAGATCATTTCCGCATTAAAAAACGAAAGTGATACTGGTTATTTCTGGTATAAAACAGTAGTTGCATCTGGGATGCTGCCGATCAAAAGTATTAATGCAAAATTGATTTCCAACAGGCTAAACCCAATCAACAATACGGGTAACGAATCTGATGAAGGGTGTATAACATTTTATTCAAACGGCATAATTCGGTGGAAGGAACAGGGAACACTTACAAAAGCAGAATATGATACATATCTCGCAAGCAACCCATTGGAAATCTGCTATGAGATGCTGACACCTGTAACCTACCAACTGACCCCTGTCGAAGTATCCACCTTGCTCGGCACGAACAACATCTACGCCGACACGGGGGATGTGGAGGTGCAGTATCGGGCTGATACGGGTCTGTTCATTCAGAAGCAAAGCGGTGGCAGTATCACGATTGATTCTGCTCTGTCTTCCACATCCACGAATCCTGTGCAGAACAAGGTCATCAATACCGCTCTGAACGGTAAGGAACCGAAGCACAATGTGGTCAGCGTTTCCGGAACTACACCGTCAATCGCAGGTGTGGCAGATACACGGTATGTCTGCGGAGAGTGTGCAACGCTGACGATTGTAGTCCCCACATCCGGCATCATTGATGTGACATTTGACTCCGGCTCGACTCCGACCGTCCTGACCGTCACGCCGCCTACGGGGATGACGATGCGATGGATTGGGGACGATCCTACGGCATTGGAAGCTAATAAGCACTATGAAGTAAACATCATGGACGGTTGCAACGGGATGGTGATTTCATGGACATGATGGCTTTAAGACGGCAGATGATGGGAGTGATTGCAGGAATGGCGGGTGGACTTCCTACAGGAATAAAAGCATTCAAGATGGGGACAACCACAATTAACGCAGCGGCAAGTGTAATAGAAGTTCAGACAAATTTAGGGTACAAGCCGGATTTAGCCGCGTTATGGGTTGATGATGACGATGCGTCATTAATACCTAATGGTAGTTGTGTGAAAGTTGTTTATCAACGACAAAATTATACCAATTCAAACCAACCGGATCATTTTTATGCTATGTGGTATATGTATAAACATGGTACATCCGGCAACTTATTAATAGGTCAATACAACCCCGGAAGTGATACTGCCGGATCAGAAAATTTGTTTAAGTTTACAAGAGGATCAGACGATTGGAAAGCAACAGACACCAACGGCAATCCAATTGTGTACCGTTGGGCAGTTATTGCATTTGATTATTAATTAGAAAGGGGAAAACAACAATGGCACAGAGGAATATTTACACAGTTAACGCAACACAGGTGGTAGTCAGCGAAAACAATCCGCAGGGCGTTCTGTCAAACGTAACAGGTTATCCGAAAGCGTTCGACTCTCGCACCTACAAAGCGACCGCAGAGAATCCGAACGGTGACCCGGAGATCGCTCTTCTGGCGGCACAGGCAGACTATTCCGCAGAGATCGTTACTCTCGCAACGGCAGATAGTCCGAATCGTGTAGCGTGGGCGGTTTCCATCGTCCGTGCGTCTGACGGCAAACAGCTTTTCCTGCATTCTTGGGGTGCTTTCCCGGACATGACTCCTCCTCCGACTCCTACGCCGGACGAGAACGAAACGCCATCTGAAGGCGAGTAAGGGTTCTACGTTAAAGTGACCAATACACGCGAATGAGGAGGCGGCCAGATGGTGCCCTGGTGGTCTATCCCGCTCGCCCTGATCCTGGGCGCTGCGGTCGGTATCATGTTAATCGCGCTGGTATCAGCGAATAAAAATTAAATCAGGAGGGAACATGGATGAAGTGGGATTGGAAAAAGTTTCTCGTGGCAGCCCTGATCCGGGCGGCCAGGACGTTTGCACAGACCTTTGTTGGATTTATCGCTGTGGGCGCGGCCCTGGAGGAGATCCAGTGGCTCCGTGCTCTGAGTGTGAGTGGTGCGGCCGCTGTACTCAGCATCCTGACATCCCTCGCCACTGGCTTGCCGGAGGTCGAAAAGCAACCACCTGACGTGGAGCCTGAAGAAGAAAAAGAGCCCGAAGAGTAACTCGGTAGTAGCTCGGTAGTAGACCGGATTTCCGTACGGATTTCCGGTCTTTTTTTTATTTTTGGTGAAAGGCATGAAAAAACCCGCGAGGCTTTATTTCTCGCGGGTTTAAGCGGAGAAGCCGGGATTTGAACCCGGGCTGCCATCACTGACACTACTCCCTTAGCAGGGGTCGGTACGGTGTAGGAATATCAACGGCACCGCGGTGCGCTCTCGGTAGTAACTCGGTAATACGCCCATATTGCAACCTTTTTTTTACGCCTTTTTGATCGAATTTACCGCCGCCAGAGCATCGTCCTGATCCGGGTGAGCGTACCGGTCCAGCATCTTCGCCGTGGACCATCGCATGACCTTCCTGACGGTCTGCGGCGCGATGTTCTGCGTCACGGCCAGCGCGGTTGCCGTTGTGTGCCTGCAGGAGTACGGCGGGAGCTTCCGGCATCCGGCATCCTCCAGGACTGCGTAGTAATTATCGTACCATTCCTTTTCGAATCGCTTCCAGATGTATCCGGACGGCTGCGCGTGGTCGATCAGATCCTGCACGAGCGGGATGATTGCATCCGCCAAGACGATGTCCGTCTGCTTCCTGACTTTCGTCTTCATACCGGCGCCGTGGATCCGGCGGCCTTCAATGTCGATCTGATCCACGCGGAGGTGCTGTGCCTCGCCTGGCATCATGCCGGTGTAGATCATCAGCAGCGGAACAGCGGCACGGATGTCCGGTTTTTCGTACTGCTTCCAGAGGGCCTTCTGCTCCGTTTCGCTGAATGGCGTTTGCTCCGTTTCCTCGAGCGCTGGCAGCTGGATGAAGGTCGGGATCTCCTGCCGGACATAACCCTCCGCAGCGGCGATCCGGAACAGGTTGATCAGCAGCGTCCGGACGTCTCTGGCGGTGTAGTAACTGCTACACTTCTCCGCCACAAGGTCCTGCAGGTCTGAAACCGTCAGCTGATCGACGCGGGTGTCCTTGATGGCCTCCAACTTCTTCCACGCCGTTCTGTATGCCTGCTGTTTTGACGCGCTCAGGGCCTCATATTGCCCGTTCTTGAATGTCTCCCAGTAAACTGTCAGGGTAGGGGCGAGAGACGGCTTCTGCGGCCCGTTTTTCAGCGTCTGGCAGTATGCCAGCGCATCCTCCCGGCGCCTAAAGCCTGACTTCGTTTTTTTGATCGGCACACGCTGCTTCCGGTTCTCCGGGTTCGCCGGATCGAATGGCGGCAGGTCACGGTAGCCGTCCACGATCTGCGCCACCCAGTACCGGTGGACGGAATCGTAGTACGCGCAGCCGGTGCCGTTGCCTCTGGATTTCTGGCGGCGTTTCCTGGTGGTGACCAGCTTCTTCCCGCACTGGTTGCAGAAGATCGCGCCGGCCGGGTTGTCGGCTTTGCACTTCGGGCAGATCATGCTGGCCTCCTTACCAGAAGCGGTGCTCTTCTTTTTCTTCCTGTAAGTAAATCTCTTTCAAATCAGTGAAATCAAGAACTTTCCAGCGGAATGCAAGGCTTTCGATCTGATCTATTGAAGTAACATCTGCGTCAATGACTTTAATGCTCAGATCATCTTTGTGCTTTGCTTTTCCAGTTGCTCTGCAATTCAAAGCTGATACGTCCCATCCATTACAAGTTGCATCTTCTATTGAAATAACCATCTCGTGCTCTGTGTCGTTGTAAACGGCAACAGGGAAATTAAGATAGCCTCTGTTATCAAAGTATACGTCTCCTGTTTGATAAACACGGACCCCCTCATATTCAAATATTAAGATCCCTTCCGGTTCGCTGGTGTTCCTTGCCCTCAGCTCCTGGGAGCACGCACTGATCAGATCCTTAAGCTCCTGATCAGTCATGCCGGTAATATCAGGAAGATCCGCCAGTGCGACGGCCGGCAGGAGCAGCGCGAGGATCAGGGTGACGGTGATCAGTTTCTTCATCATGATGTCCCTCCGTATTCATTATAGTTTTCGTTGTACATGTCGCCGTTCTTGATGTGTTCCATTTCATGATCATACGCCTTCTGCCGGCGCTCTACCGACAGCCTGGCATTCAGGACGACGACCGGGGTCCCGTCATCGTCATGATAGCAGAACCCCTTGACGGTCACCGGCATGTCCTGGAGGATCGTGCGGACTTCTTCATCTTTCATGAGCATCCCTCCTTTTGTTCCCCTTCATGATACAGGAGGGCAT